TGAATTTGTGGATTTTGTACGGCCTGTTGTTGCATTTGTGGCAACATTTGCATTTCTTCTCTAAATTCAAGTTGAATTTGTTCCTGAGCCATGAGTGAAATGTGCTCTAAACAGTTCTTCTGTAAGGCAGCCATAACGGGTGGATTATTTCTCACCATGTTTGTTGCCATGAAATTTAAATGCGATGTAATATGCGCTCGGTGGTCTTGACCAGGGAATGCTTGGAACGGTTTTTGTGCCAAAGCATCAATATTTTCCAAAGCCGGATCCTTTGGTAAAGGAGGCGGCGGTGGAGGTAATACCTGATCAATGTTTTTGACCCCGATTGCTTCATACATCTTGCGATACGCTACATATAAATTATGCATTTGAGGATTCGACATCGCAAGTTGTAATTCTGTTTGTGCCATTGTAATTCGTTGAGACATAGAAAAGATATTTGGATCCGCTACCGGTAAAACATCAATTCGGTCATCAAAGTCGGTTTGTTTAATATTTTTTGCAGCTCCCACCACATCGTAAGGGTACTCGGGAGGTAAAAAAGTTGAAAACACTTTTGCTAAAAGTTTAAATTCTTGTTTCATTCCTACGTAAAGTCTTTTGTGAATTGCACTCATGACTCGTGAACCTCTTTCAAGTAAAGCGATTGTTGTTCCAACAGCCGCATTTTGATTTCCTTCGCCCACTTGCATATCTGCAATAGCCGCGAATCTTTGACCCGCCGCTACAACGGTTCCCATTAATTGTAAAAGCGTTTGTGAAGGTTCTTTGTAAGGTAAATTATAAAATGAATCTTTTAAATTTCCACCCGGTGCATCGACATCTCTCCACTCTCCTGGCTGAATGGGTTGTGCATCATCTTTAACACGCACACCTCTTTGTTTAAATCCAGCTGGTAAATTGGATAATGTTCCTGCGTCTAATAATTGGCGGAGAGCAGCCGTTGCAGTTCTGCTCAAACCGCCAATCATGTGAATGAGTCCAAATCCGTAAAATCCAAGTCCTGGCAGAAATTTGAAGTGGACAAAATATTGGATTTTCTTCTTCAATGGATCATTGGGCGCGAAGTTCCTTCGTATTGAAAGAACCTTTTGACTACCATATTCAATTGTTACGACGTATGGTAATTTTACTCCTGTCGGGTCACCCGTTTCAGGATGTAAATCTTCAAATCCTTCTAAGTCTAAATTAACATGACACTCTAAGAGTGTATAAAGTTGTTCGTTTCGTGCAGTACGTTGAGTGCCTTCTAATTTTCGTTCTGCATCTTTTAATCTGTCATCTGGTGGATAACTGGGTGCTGCAAGTTCAATGTCACTATAAAATCCTATTACTTGTTGTTTTCTTAAATCATTTTCTGACATTTTTACTACATGCACCACAGCTTCTGCATCATCGAGTGAATTTGCGGTATAAGGAACCACAAGATCATCCGCTGGAACAAATTTTGAAACCGCTCGTCCTAAAAGTTCATCGTAATAAACTTTTTTGAAAGTCGATCCTGCTAACGGTAAATGAAACAGCATCGAATCAAATTCAGGTTCATATTCTTTCATGACATCCAGAATTTGATAATTCATAAAGTCTTTAACACGATCGGCTTGTTGTTGTCTTTGAGGAGTCGAAGCTCCAATAATTTGAGATCTTACCGGTCCGTCCGAGGGTAATAATTCTTTATAAGCTTGTGCTTGAAATTGTGTAACCGCTTCTGCAAGAACGGGGTGAGTTGCACCGCTCGCGCCTTGGAAGGGTTGAGTTCGATTCGTATATTTAAATCCTAAAAGATCTATACCGGTAATATAAGATTGCTCCCAATCTTTTCTGGACATTTTATAATCCATATAATCTCCTGTCAGTTTATTACCGACTGGATCTAAAATTTCATTAGGTAAAAGATCACCAAGATTATCAAAATGTTCTTCGGTTCCTGGAATTTTAGGATTAGCTTGTGGATCAAAATCAACTGTTGCTCCGCCGTCTTCTTCAGGCGTTACTTCAATTGGTTTTTTCCCTAACTTCTCCGCAATATCGACTTCTTCGATAACTTCTTCTCCAGGAAGCTTCTCATCAACAAGCGTATTGGGAAGTGATTTATCTATTCGATTGTCTGCCATTTAACTTCTCCGGTTTCTTTGTATCTTGTTTAATAGGCTTTCGCAACCCTTGTGGATTCGGTCCTCTTAAAGGAGGAATCTGACTCCATTTTACATGTTGCATATTTTTAACTAACGTTGGGTTTTTCATTTTTTTAATAAGCCTGCGATCCCACCACCTGCATCTTCTTCTCTAAATCCTAAACCTGGATGCGCAGATTTTAAAGTGTCATATGCTTCCCAAGTAAGAGGATTATCAGGATCTAAACCTCTGGCTATATTATAACGATAAAGTTCTTTTGGATCAAAATCCAACATATCGTTAATACGCCCTTGTTCCTTTGCTCTCTCTATAGGAGATAAAGAAAAAGGGAATATATTTAATATATTTCCAATATTTCCTGCTTCAGGATCCACCTGTTTACTCTGCATATCATAAGCAGCGGCTTTTTCTTTTTCTAGCTTTTCTAGTGCCACGTCCTGTATATCTATAAAAGGTTTTTGCCACTCTTCCTCTGTTATAGATCCTGCCGCTTTTGAAAGTTCTAAGGGTGAAGCAATTCCTCCTGTTTTACTAATAGAAATATCATCCACGACGCCTTGAACCCATTTGTCAATTTCAGGGTCCATACTTTCTTGCCATTCATCATATCTTTTTTTCATAGTAGCTACTGCTCTATCTCTTTTTTCAGGATTTCCTTCAATAGCTTCAAGTTTTTCAATCATACCTTGATAACGTTCATGCTCTTTCTGAACCTTCGCCATTTTGTCATTTATCTTGTAAACATTTTCAAAAGCTCTTGAATCAAGGCCCATCTCTTCTGCGGTCTTTTTCAATTGTTTTATATACTCTTTATTTTTATAAAGACCCAAAGTTGCATTATCCTTTGCGATCGCTGCTGCTTCTTCTTCAGAGTGGCCTTTGGACATTTCATTCCATTTATCTAAATAATAAAATCCAATATCTGCTCCGACCCAGCTGAAAGCTTTTCCTAAAATACTTCTTCCTACTAACCCAGCTGTTCCTGCTAACCCAGCTTTTTTGTACCCGGTTCGCGGAACGGTGCCGCCTTCGGCAAATTCTAATTGTGGCTCACCAACAGCTCTTTTAGCCCATGAAGGTAGTTCCACTTCTTCTGTTTCTGTTTCTGTTTCTTCAAAAAATGGAGTTAAAGCTTTATCTTTTACTTTTTGACGATCGTCAGTTCTAGCTGCAAAACTATATTCCCCTAGAGCATCGTACATAGGATCATCAATTTTTTCTGAACCTGCAAATAACTGATCAATATTAGCTGTAATTTTTTCTTCCCCTATTTCTCCAGCAACCTTATCCGCATATTTTCTTCCAAAGGTTCTTTCTTCATAAGGAAGATCTTTTCCAAAAAGTTGTGCAACACTTTTGGGCATATTAATTACATCTTCCATCCACCGCATGGCGCCGGTATCTAAACTTCGAGTACCTAATCCTCTTTCCATTTGCTGAGCAAATGGAACTACGTCAGCGGGAAGCGAAGCGATACCTAAAACTTTTAATGACTTACTCAATGCATTCATTGTTTTACCTAAAGCTTCTGTTACCCCAGAAGGCAGATTATCCACGGGAATTGCCCCTGCAAAACTAGGAAGCATAACTCCTTTATTGCTTTTCCAATTAGGAATAACATCTGTTAAATGAGAAGATAAAATTTTATTAGCATTTTCTCCATTATTTATAAGTTTGATACCTTGCTGCAATTTGATAGGCAGTTTTTTAAACACCTTACTTTGCATTCCATTATTAGCAATGAAACCATGAATAGCTCTTTTGGTTTTAGCTAAAAAACTATCTTCCAAACTAATATTAGGGTGTTTACTAATAATTTTTCCGTCTTTAAGAGAATACAAAGTTTGAAGCACTCCAAATTTATGCGCTGCCTCTTTTGAAATTCTGTTAGCTTTAGACAAAAATTCTTTAGCTTTTAATGGATTTCTATGAGCGTGTTTTACCAGATTAGAAATTCGCGTATCATACTCTATTCCTTTAATTACATTAGGATTATCAGGAGATATTCCTGCATATGGTTTATAAAGAGAAGTAACTTTACCCAAGCTTCCAGAATCCAATAATTCTGCTGCTCTAGAAACCCCTCCGGGATGTTCAGCACTAAACTGAACCAAATTGCCAAATACTTTTTTCATGGGTCCTGTTTCAACTTTTTTTAAATAATTAAAATAACTACTGGCATCCTTAATCTTTGTTTTATTTTTACCATAGTGATAAGGAATGATTTTTTTATCTTGAGCAAGAGGTAGAAGTTTCTCTATTCTACTGATATATTTTGCTCTTGATGTCTCACCACTCAGATCGGTATCAATACCTAAGGCATCCCATACCAATCTTTTAAGTTCGAAAACATGTCCTCTTTCACCAGCTTGCACATCGATGTTTTTTATATCTCCCATAGTTTGCGCAAACCCATCAATATATTTAGTGCCTTTCATAATATGTTCAGTTAAATTACCAGGAGATTTTTTAATAAATCGTGGATATTTTTTTTCAACAAGTTTAATTAAATCATCATAAAATTTTTGAGTGGCATTGGCAGCAGTAGGACCTTCGAACATCTTTTTGTATTTTGCCTTATTTGTAGAAATAAAATTTTTGATATCTTTAACTATTGATTTTTTTTGATTTTCAAAAGCTTTAACATTTTTATCAACCAGATTTTGCAACATTTTATTTCGAGCTGCCTCTTTGGCGTTTCTAGGAGCTCTTTTTATTCTTTTACTTAAAGCACTGGAAATCCAACCTACAGGACTAGGCTTTCTTGCAGGAAGAGGAAGAGAATCATAATAAAATTTGTTTTTAGCATAAAGATCTTGAGCTATTTGATTCGGTGTTTTTCCATTCCGTAAGTCTTTTAATAAAGAATCAAAACTATACCCTTTTAACCATTTAGAAGTGTCAGCCAGTAAGTCACCTACTTCTTGCCTGCTTAACGTTATAGGTTTAGTTTTTGAATACTTAGTTTTTTTATTTCTATCCCTATATCTCCACTCGCCAAAATGAGGATGGTAACGAGCTGTAATTTTAAATACATCTGTTCCTGCTGGAGGACCATCAGCATACCCCGGTCTCCCTGGTCCAGGTTGAACGAGTTGTGGAGTGCCGCCTTTAGAGCCAAGAAAAACTTCATTAGTGCTAAAAGGAGGTTTTTGATAATACTGTTCTTCTCTAGGACTTAATTCATCAAAGTCGTATGTTATTACTTCAGCCCGTTGATCACGTTCTTTACTAGCGTCGACAAATTGTTTCCAGAGGCCCTTAGAACTTGCTGGACGTTTAAAGTGACGCCAAGCTTGAGCTAATTTCCATTTTCCAATTTCCATTACTCTCCTAACATATGCGCAAGACCGCCTGAGGCTTTTTTAGTTTTTTTAATAACTAGTGTATCAATCTCATCGGCAATTTCTTTAAGTTCCAAATGATCCAAGTCATCAATGCCTTCTTCAAAATCTTTCATCTTGCCATCCATATCAGGACGCACGGTTCCTTCTGCATATTCATCAGGAATCTTTTGCTCATACACTTTTCTACCCTTCTCATTTACATACCAACTGAGTCCACTTTCTGGATCGGACTGTTCTATATACTGAGGGCTAATTTCCATTTCAATTTCTTTAGAGGTTCCTTCATGCATTTTCCCTGTTCTTGAGTCTGTGGCCACTCCTTCTGTAGGTTTTTTAATTCTCGTTGTTCCACTCGCCTCTTCAATAACCTCGA